GCTCTTCAAAATTTCACATCTACAGATACAACTAACAAAGTTGTTTCAAATGCTCTTCAAAATATGCGTTTTGGAGCTGATTACAGATTACGTGAACAAGCTGGTCTAGTTTATGTTGTAACTCAGTCAGTTGCGGATCAATACGAAAGAGAATTATTAGCTTATAATGTTGCTTTCACAACTGAAAGACTTGAAAACGGTATTACTTTACTTAAGTCAGGTGGAATTGAGGTTTATTCTTTCAATCTTTGGGACAGAATTATCCGTTCTTACTACTCAAATGGAACTGTTTACCATTTACCTCACAGAGCGGTATTAGTTACTCCTACAAACTTACAAGTAGGTACTGAAGAGGTTACTGCAATGTCAGGAATGGACGTTTTTAATGATAAAAAATCTAAGAAAAACTTTATTGATTTTGCTTTCAATATCGATGCAAAAGTAGTTCTTGATTACGAAATTCAAGTTGCTTACTAAATAACTAAGGGGAGCTTAAAACCTCCCTTTTTTTTACTCACTTTAAAAAATATAAAATATGTCAGTAGTATGTGGAGCAATTGCTTCAAACATTTTAATAAGTTGCGATACTCCTATGCAAGGGGGTACACGTGACAGAGCAGTAATCTTTAACTTTGATGACATTGCTTCTTTAGTTTTCGACGCTGTAAATATAAACACAGTAGAGGACATCGTTTTAGCGGCTGGTAAATTAGCATATCAAATTGATGGTAAAAACAATTCAATTGCACCTAAGGCTTCTATGGTAAAAGTTGGTTTCAACAATATGTTTGATCATTCAGTTATGATGAAAGGTTTTGATATTTCACCTGAAATTAAAGAGCAACTTAACTCAATGAAAGATGGTAGATTTGTTATTATAACTGAAAACTACTTTAAAGGTGTTGCGGGTAACGCTTCATTTGAGATATACGGTTTAACAACTGGACTAGAAATGTCGGTTTTAGAGCGTGATCCAAACAATGCGGATACGCAAGGTGCTTTCGACTTTACTTTTACTACAATTAACAATAAAGAACCTCGTTTACCTAACTCTTTATTTATTACTTCTTATGCAGCGTCTAAAGCGGTTGTAGATAGTTTATTGTAATATCAAAAATAATTGCTAAATTTAAGGGTGTCATTTATTTGATGCCCTTTTTTTTTAAGATATGCAAAACGAAATTGACAAAGTATTAAGCTACGAAAAAACCAAAAGTATATGGAGGGGAAACCATTTATCTACGGAATGGCAGGAAGCTAATAAATTAAACATTACCTTATTTGGAATAAGTCTAAATAAGGCTCAAAAGTGCGAATGTATAGAGGATTTATTTTTCGCACTAAAAAGACCAAACATAACAAACAAAATAATAGAAAAAATGGAAAAACAATTTCACGTTAAAAAGGGAGCGGTTATAATGTCGTTCGGAGTTGACACAATTACTGAACATTCAACTGATAAACAATGTATTTCAGCACTTAAGCACAATCCTGTATTGATTAAATTTTTTGAGAAAGTACCTGAAAATTGGCAAAAAATAGTTGGTATAGTTGAGGACGTTAAGGAATTGGCTCAAGAACTTAAAGATGTTATTGCGGTAGTTAAGAAAACAAGGGCAAAACGTAAATAGTAATGGCGAAAGTTAAATCTACAGCTCAAAAAGTTACTCAACGGATTGATGTTGTTGACAATATCGGTTTTTTCGTAAAGAAATACGATTTTGATAATAAATATCCTCAAAGAGTAAACGATATTGTTAACGATTCAGGAACTGCAAAAACTTGTTTAAAATTGAACGAGAAATTTGTGTTCGGTGGTGGTCTTAAAGATACCACTTTCTATAAAAATAAAGTAAATTCAAAAGGTGAAACAGCGGATAAATTTACACGTAAAACTATTAAAGATTACGGAAAATATGGAGGGGTTGCTATTCATGTTAATTATAATGGCTTATATCAAAAAAGAGAGGTTAGTTTAATACCTTTCGAGTTTTGTCGTTTAGTTCCAGAAGGTGATGCAAGGCATGGAATGATTGAGGTGTATGATGACTGGGGAATGACTAAACATAAGAAATTCGATAAGACCGACATCATTTATATTCACCAATATAATCCTTCAAATGTTGAACAAGAGGTTGAACAAGCTGGCGGTTGGGAAAATTACAAAGGTCAAGTTTATTATTCGCCTTTAAACGAATATCCATTAGCTCCATTTGATGCAGTTCTTGAAGATATGCTAACTGAAGCACAACTAAAGAAATTTAAACATTCTACGGCTACTGATAACTTTTTGGCAAGTCATTTATTGATAGTTGGTGAATCTGAAAGCGAAGAAGATAGCGAGTTATTCGATCAAAATTTAAGAGATTTTCAGGGCGGTGAGGGTGCTGGTCGTTTATTAGTTGTTGAAAAAGCAAACAATGAAAGCCCAATTGAATTAAAAAAGATTGAGATTCAAAACTACGACGGTTTATACGAATACACCGAAAATAGTTCACGAGATGCAATATTAAAAATGTTCTTAATTCCGCCAGTTCTTTTATTAAGAGTTTCAGGTAGTTTAGGGACATCAAAAGAAATAAGTGATGCATTCGACTATTATAACGGTGTAACTAGTGATGACAGATTAGTAATTGAAGAAATTTTAACGGAAATATTTACTAACTTTTATTACGATATTTGTCCTTCTAAAGATTATTCAATTTTACCATTGAAATATTCAAAACCTATTGATGTGGCTTATGCTCAATTTTTTACTGAAGATGAAATACGTATTTCTTTAGGTTACGAACCACGTGAAAATAATACATTGATATGATAACAACAAAATTAATAACACTCGCAAACATACAAGCGGTTAAGTCTATTTCACTTAATATAAACGAAAGTAAACAGTTAAATCCTTACATTTTAGAGGCTCAAAACTTTGATTTAAGGGAATTGTTAGGAGATACTTTTTATTTGGATTTAATAGCTGATTTCATAGCTTTACCCTCACTAACTAAATATTCTTTATTATTCAATGGTGGTGAATATACATATCAAAATGAAAAATACTATTTAGATGGTATTAAACAATTTTTAGTTTATTCAACCTATGCTAGATATGTGGTTAATAGTGGGGTAATTTCAACTGCTACGGGAATGGTAGCAAAGACTAATCAGTATAGCGAAAAAGTAGATGAAAAAACAATTATGAGACTATCTACTCAGGCTCGTTCAGGTGCGACATTTTGTGAAGAAAATATTATTAAATTCTTAGAACGAAATAAGACAAGCTATCCACTATTTAAGTGCGAAATAAATGGTAAATTTACAAATGGAATTAAAATCCGAAATATAGGCTCTTAACATATGAATACAGACAATTTAATTTTAAGACAAACGGACAATGCACCGTTAATTAATAAAGAAGACACGTTAACAAGTGCCGAATTTGATGCTAATATTATTAAAATCTATAATGATTTATTAGCTAATAATTATGTGAGTGATTCAACGTTAACATTTAGTTCAGTTAGAAGCTATGTAACTGGCGAATACGCTACTTATAATGGTCGTTTATGGGTTGCAACAACTGAAAGCACGGGAGTTGCACCGACAATTGATAGCTTCGAATGGAATGATATTTTTCCTAGTGTTTTAGCACATGAGAAAAACAAAGATACTATCCTAGATGAAGGCGGAACTAATGAAACTACGGTTACTGAAATTAGAGCGTTTATAGATGCTGGGTTAACAAGTACTACTAATTTATCATTAAGCACGAAAACGGGAACGAGTTTTAAAATTGAAAGTTCTACGGGTACAGATGTTATACTCCCTGAGGCTACGGTTAGAGATGCTGGTTTACTTTCTGCGGAAGACAAAGTTAAATTAGGCAATACGGAAGGAATAAACACGGGAGACCAAACATTGGAATCATTAAGTGCTGAAGACGTAACTAATAAAGTAACTGATTTCACAACTATAAACGACACACTTTATCCAACAACACAAGCGGTTGACACTTACTTAACTGCTCAGGTTCCACCATTAGTTGAGATATTTATTGATGGTTTGGTAGCTCAAGACTTGCAAGACGTTACAACGGTTGGAAATACAACAACTGATAATATTGCATTTACGGGTGCAGTTGGTGTTTTATTCGATAATACCTCAACATTAAGAAAGGGAACAATTGACGCTGGCTACGGTGGTGCAAAGGGTATTGCTCAAGTTTGTTCAGTTGGTTACGAACTAAAATGGGAAGCTGGTAGGCTTTATGTAATGGGCGATGGTGGTACAACTATTAGAGAGGTAAGTCATAATTTCACAACTACTCCGAGTGCTACGGACGATAATACAAAAGGTTTTATTGTTGGGAGTAGATGGATATTAGATAACGGAGACTTATATATATGTACTGATGTCACAACGTCAACGGCAGTATGGGTATTACAAACAATAACAACAGCGGACATTGCAGACAGTTTAAATAAACGTTATGTAACTGATGCTAATTTAACTGTTATAGGTAATACAAGTGGAACGAACACAGGAGACCAAGATTTAAGCACATATCAACCATATACAACTGCAACAACAGGAAGTGTTATTTCTTTTGTTGTACCACAAGTTTATAATTCTGTAGCAAGTCCTTCAAGTTCAAATATTACAGATAGTTTAACGAGTGCAAAAATTGGAATAGTTCAGAAAATATACCACAATCATACAGTTGCCCCGACTTTTCCTGCTGGGTGGGTTAAAATGGGAACGGCTACTTATACGACATCTACATTAAATGTAATATTTGCGGAGTGGGTTTCAAGTACAAGAGTTGAATATTGGATAACTAAGCCTTCTTAATATGAGTAGATATTATAGATCATTTTTAGAAGAAAGTGCTGTGGCATATTCTTATCTTTTTGACAGCGTACCTAACTCAAATGTTGCATATTCTTTGCGAAAATTGAAATCTACTTATAGTGGCAATGCTATAAGAGTTAGACGTTCATCTGACAATGTAGAGCAAAATATAGGCTTTGTTAACAATCTATTAGATACAACTTCTTTGCTTTCATTTGTGGGTGTTAATAATGGTTTCGTTACCACATGGTATGACCAAATAGGAAGTGATAATCTTGTTCAAACTACTGCATCCGCTCAACCTCAAATTGTATCTAGCGGTTCTTTAATTACTCAATCTGGAAAACCTAGCATTAAATGGTCAACAGTCCAAACGATGTTAATGACATCTAATCTTACAGGGTTAGTTAATGCTAGTTATTCTATATTCATGGACTATTATAAAGGTGGTAGCGGAAATAATGCAATTTCTTTGCATGATGGAGGATCTTATGCTTGGCTAGATTGGAGTTCTACTCAATATATGAATACAAGTGCAATTACAGCAACTTTTCCAAATTTAGCGCATAAAATTACTAATGCCATTTTGGTTAATAATATTTCTTCTAAAATATATGCAAATGGAGTTCAATTAGGTAGCACTGGCAATGGAATTAATTCAAATCCATTAACTATAAGTAGCTTCTTTTCTACCCTAGCGTCTAGAGTTGAGTCACATTGTTCTGAGATAATTTTTTACAATTCAAATCAAACTACAAATAGAACGTTAATCGAAACTAATCAAAATAATTATTATGGCATATATTAAAGCATACATTTATAATACTGAAAGCGAGGTTAATAATTCTTTAAATTTAATTAACTCAACTTTAGGCATACCAATTTCAATTCATTCTGTTACTCAAACATATACTAATTTTGATTTTAATAATGGTAAATATATAATTAAACATGATAGTATAATTGAAAGTGTATTAGGTTTAGCTAGTGATTTTGAATATATAAGTCAAGAAATAACATTTCAATAATGAATAACATAAAATCAATACTATCAGAATTAAGAAAAATGAAAAATATAGCACTAATCCTATTATTCGTGGGGTTAGTGCTTTATTCTTATCAACCTTTAATTAGTGAGGTGGTTAAAAAAGAAATAAACGACCCCGTAAAAGAAGACATTAATAATAACGTATTAATTCAGCAAATGTTAAATAATTTGATGATTAAATACAAAGCTGATAGGTCATATATTTTCCAATTTAGTAATAGTATTATGTATTATGATAATACTCATCGCAATCATACTAATATGAGCTTTGAAGTTTGTGCAAATGGTATAAGTTATGAAGCTTCAAATTTACAAAATTTACCCGTTTCTTTATTTCCTAACTTTTTACAATTAGTTATGTTGGATAGAATGACATATAGTGATATTAATGGTATAAAAGAAGAAGCGACAAAATTAACATTAAAGGAGCAGGGTATAAAAAGTGTATATATTGCTCCTTACTTTAAAGATGGTAAATTTGTAGCTTACATAGGTTTAGATTTCGTTAAAAACAATAATAATTGTGACTTTGATTATAGAGAGTTTAAGTCTTTAACGAATGAAATTGGTAGGATATTATGTGAATAATTTGTATCTTTACAAAGGAGTTAAGATTTAGCGGTCTTATGCAAAAGGTTCACGTTCCTGCTCCATTCTTTTTTAACAACGTGAATAAAAACGTAAAAAAAAATGGAAGAAGAATTTAGAGAGGTGCCAGGCTATGAAGGTTTATACCAGGTTAGTAATTTAGCAAGAGTGAAAAGTCTACCTAAATTTAAAAAAAATAGATTAAGTTTTTTTTATACTAAAGAAAAAATATTTAATGATAGATACGATTCAAATGGTTATAAGATTATATCTTTAAGCAAAGATAAAAAAATAAAAATTCTTAAAACGCATCAATTAGTTGCAATAGCTTTTTTAAATCATAAAATTGATGGAATGAATTTAGTAGTAGACCATATTGATAATTGTAAATCAAATAATAAAATTGATAATCTTCAAATAGTTACAAATAGATTTAATTGCTCAAAAGATAAAAAAAATAAAACTTCAAAATATACGGGGGTAAGATGGCATATAAAAGCTCAAAAATGGTCATCGCAAATATATTATAATGGAAAAGCAAAGCATTTAGGTTTATTTACAAATGAAGAAGAAGCAAGTAATGTGTATCAAAATAAATTAAAAGAAATAAAATGAGAGAGATAAAAAAGAGATGGAATAGTGATACGCCGATGTTTTTCAAAAAGGTAATAAATTTTGGAATAATATTAGGCATAGTTGGGAGCGGTTTAATCACTTTACCCGCAACGGTTGTGGCTGGAACAATTTTAATGACGATAGGAGCGACTGCAACTGCAATTGCTAAATTAACCAAAATATGATTAGTAAACATATAAGCCTTAAAGAAGCTACATTCAGTGCTACGGCTACTAGATTAGCTATAGATAACATACCAACAGCAGAACATTTAGTTTGTATGAAATTGGTAGCTGAAAAATGCTTCGAACCTTTGCGTGAATGGTATGGTAAACCTATTCGTATTAATTCATTCTACAGAGGTTCTAAGCTCAATAAAGCCGTTAAAGGTAGTTTGTCCAGTCAACATTGCAAAGGTGAAGCTATCGACATGGATGCAGGCTCAATTGCTGAAAACAAGAAGCTATTTGAATGGTGCAAAGCTAATTTAGAATTTGATCAGATAATAAATGAATTTGGAGGTCAATGGATTCATATATCATATACAAATAAAAAACCTAACAGAAAACAAGTATTATTTATAGGTTAATGTACCCCGTTAATTATATTCTTTGTATATTTGTATATGGAGAAAAAATGGATAATAATAAAAGATTTTGCAAATTACGAGATTAGTAATTATGGAGAAATTAGGAATATTAAAAAAGGTAATATTCTAAAAAATAGAATGACAAGTAAAGGATATTGTAGTGTTATATTGTATAATGCTACAATATCTAAATCTTTTAGAGTTCATAGATTAGTTTTAAGTACATTTGATAATGTAGATTATACTAAACATATTTTAGAATGTAATCATATAGACGAAAACAAGTTAAATAACAGATTAGATAATTTAAATTGGATGACTCGTAAAGAAAATATGAATCATAATAATTTAACTATTAGAATTAAACGAGCTAAGTATAAGTATTCAGAATACAGAACTGAAAAATTAAGAGAAAAATTAGCGAAAAAAATAATAGGTGTTAATATTAAATCTAATGAAACAATTAGTTTTGAATCTATTAATGAAGCTAAAAGAAATGGTTTTAATGCTGGTAATATTAGTGCTTGTTGTTTAGGTAAAAGAAAAAAACATAAAGGATATAATTGGAGTTTTGAATAAAATAACTATCTTTATAATTCATAATAATAGTTTTTAGTTAGTAATTGAAAATGAGGTACTTAAAAATATCTCATTTTTTTTATTAAAATAATTTAAAAATACTAGTGTATAATTAAAAAAGAATATGTATATTTGTCAAAACTAAAACGAATTAATTATGACTAAGCAAGAAATTATCAAAGAGTTTGATCTTCAAATTCTAATCCAAAACGAGTATATCAAAGGATATAAGCAACTAGATTTTGATACCGATACAGAAGAAAGATTAGCGTTAAAAACTAGGGAAATGTTAGAAGAACTAAAAACTAAAATACTAGAATTATGATCGTAGAAATTGAATTTAGAGAATTAAAATTAAGGGTAGATGTATCTTTTACACCACCCACATTTGAAGAAGAAGAAAATGGAATTTCGGGACAAATAGAAATTGAAAGTATTAAATTAGAAGACAGCGAGATTGATATCCTTG